ATGAAAAGTCGAAATTCGGCTCGAAATTGCGCCGAAGAGCAAGAATAAGGGGCAGAAAATGGCACGCAAGGGCAAGAAAAAGGGCTGCGGCAAGTGAGTCGTGACCTCCAGAAGGCGGGCCGCGTCAAGCGGAACCTGCTGAAACTGCGCTCGGAGTGGAAGATCGTGCGGATCGCGCTCGAGAACGCCCGGAGGGAAGGGTCGCACTCTCCATACGTCAATTCTTTCGTCGAGGCCGCGCGTGCCTCGCCGTATTTCGTCGGTCACGTCGACTGCTTCATGTACCCGGCGCTGATCCTGACCGCAATCGTGGGGTGGATTCGATAGATGTCCAAGCCTGACTGGAGAAAGATCGCCGCAACCGTGGCGCCGGCGCTGGCGACAGCACTCGGTGGGCCTCTGGCCGGGATCGCCGTGTCCGAGATGTCTCGAGCGGTGCTCGGGAAGGACGATGGCGACGAGGCCGAGGTTGGCGTTGCAATTGCCACCGGCGGTGCCGACGCCCTTCTGAAGCTGAAGGGGGCGGAGGCCGAGTTCAAGCTGAAGATGGAGGAGCTCGGGCTCGAGAGCGACCGTCTGGCGTACGCCGACACCGCCTCCGCGCGCGAGCGAGAGGTCAAGTCGGGGGACACCATCACGGTGCAGATCCTCGCGGCCATTATCGTCGGGTCTTTCCTCGCGATCGTCTACAAGGTCCTGTTCTCGGGGTCTCAAGTGGACAGCGTCATCGCCGGGACCCTGATCGGCTACGTGTCTGCCAAGGCGGACACGGTGGTGGGGTACTACTTCGGTTCAAGCCGCGGCTCGAGCGAGAAGACGAAGGCCTTCGAGAGGATGTTCAACCGGAAAAAGGGTGATGCGTGAACGGGGATGAACTTGGACAGGCAACGGCGCTCGTTAAATCTGGTCTTCTCGCCGCTTTTGGCGGACTGGTAGGGCATCTCGTGGACAACATCAAGCGCGGCACCAAATTCAGCTGGGTCGCGTTCAGCGTCGCCGTGTTGGTGGCGTTCTTTGTGGGGCAGGTCCTCGGAGACTGGCTCCCGCATGAGATGTACGGAAGGGATGGCGTGCTGATGGTCGCCGGGACATCGGGGTATCCGATGCTCTCCGCGCTGCAGGACATTGTCCTGAGACTGGTGAAGAAGCTGGGTGTGGGAGGGCAGGACTGATGGCGACACTGTTCCAACGAATTGCAGGAGACATACCTCAAGGAGATCCAGACACCAAGATCCGGATCCACGAGTTCATGTCGGCGTTCAACGAAGTGCGCCGAGGGAAGATGACCGGAGGCGAGTTCGTTTCGATCTTCTCCCTGAGCGGGGCGCAGGTCACGGCGGCGACCACGCTGAACAGCCTGCTCGTAGCGGCCCCGAACAAAGTGGAGTTCCTGCGCGTCCTGAAGGACCTGCTGTACCTCGCGGAGCGCAACGTGCTCCCTCGGTACCGGGACCAGACGTGGGTCGTGTCGAGGCTGCGGGAAGAGGTGACCGATAACGGCGGGACCCTGCCCTAAATGGGACGCCCTCTGATAGCGCAGGTTTCGGTAGCGATACCGACGACGACCGGCAATCAAGACATCACGATCGCCGGGTTCGGCACGCCCAAGGCCGCGATCGTGATCCTCTCCGGTGCCGTTTCCGCGGACACCGCCCGCGCGAACGGGCTGTTGAGCATAGGGTACGCGGATTCCGCAGGGACGGCGTACGTCGCCGGAAACTGCGCGCAGGACGCGCAGGCCACGGCCGCGACTGGCAGGACGAACTACAACGGGAGCCTAGTCTCTTTCCCGAACTTCTCCGGCAGCGCGCGGACCAACGAGGTCGCGACTTTCGTCTCGTGGATTACCGACGGAATCCGCATCAACTGGGCGACGGCGCCGGCGGCGGCGTACCTGATGACGGTCATTTTCTTCGGAGGAGACGGGACGATCAGCTCCAAAGTGGGGTCGGTTGATCTCGGGACGGGAACCGCGGCGATCAACACGACTCTCGGGTTCACCCCGAGCCTGATCTTCCCCCTCGGCATAGGCGTCGCGGCGGACCTTGTCACAGGGAACTTAGTTGTTTCGATGGGAGCGTGGACCCCGAGCTCCGGACAGGGGTCGATAACCGCGGTGAACATCGACGCCGCGGCGACGAAGGATCTGCAGGGGTATGCGTCGAGCTCGGCTGCGTTCGCTCAGGTGTTCTCAGCGGGGCTCCAGTACGTCGTGACTCTCGGAACCTACGCCAGTGGGTTCTCCGCGACGCCGAGCGCGAACTCGTCGTCGGACGTCATGGGGTACCTCGCGCTGGAGTTCGATGCGGGGACCGGGGTCAACGTCTCAGTGGAGACTCTGCCGACGGCGACAGGGAGCTTCAGCAAGACGGGGCTGAGCTTCCGGCCGGGGTTCTTGCTGGAGGCGTCCGCCAAGATCAGCGCCGCCATAGGCACCGTGGACAACGCCGACTCCGAAGGGTTTACGGTCACCGGCATCTGCCGGTCTCGGACGGGAGGGGACTCTGTCCTTGCAGCAGCGCTCGGCGGGGACGACGGCGCGGCGACGTCTGACGAGAGCTCGTGGTACGGGTACGACGCCAACATCGAGTACACCGGTGTGGGCGGCGGTTCGCGGGCGACGTACGCCAGTTTCACGAGCTTCAACGCAGACGGCTGGACGAAGAACCTGACGGCGACCGACGCCGTCGCCTACAAGTACCTGTCCGTCGCGATCGAGGCGAACAAGCCGATCCCGGTGTTCATGAATCACAGAATGCAACAAGGCATGAGCTGATGGCAATCCCACTCAAGAAGAGCACTGCGTCTCAGGAGATCGTTCTCGGGCCCTTCGTGGATTCGAGCGACGGCGTGACCCCGGAGAACGCACTGTCGATCGCGAACACCGACATCAAGATCTGGAAGGCCGGGGCGACCACGCTCGCTGACAAGACCTCCGGCGGTGCGACCTATATCACCAGTTCGAACGGGCACTACTACGCGGTGCTCGACGCGACCGACACTGACACGTATGGGCCACTGGTGGTCAACGTCTACAAGTCCGGCGCCCTCCCGGTGCGGCTGGAGTGTGTCGTGATGTCGGTAGAGGCCTACGACACGCTCTACGGCACCGACGCCTTCACGGCGGACCTGACCGCGGCCGCGCTCTTGGCGGTGAACGCCGAGGTCGACACCGCACTGAACACGGCGATCCCGGGAAGCCCTGTGGCGGACTCGATCAACCAGCGCATCAAGGCCATCGACGACCTGACTCAGGCCGCCGGCGCCGGCGACCTCGCGGCGATCCTCGTGGACACCGGGACGACTCTTGACGCGAACATCACCGCGATCAAGGCGAAGACCGACTCGCTGACGTATACGATCGCAGGAGTCGTGGACGCCAACGTCCAGCGCATCAATGACGTGACGATCACGGGCAACGGGTCCCCGAGCAGCCGGTTCAGCGTCTGATGGCCGCGTACCCGGATCGTTACCACAGCATCGGTATCAACTGGGCCAACATCTGGTCCGACGAGATGTGGTCGGACGGTCTGGCCGACGGGATCTGGGCGCCGAACCCGCTGCTGTCGCCCCGCGCGCCGCGGCCGAAACAAATCGACATACGAACTCTGGTGGTGGCGCTCGACAAGAACCACAAAGCTCCTGTGAAGGAGTACGAGTTCAGTAACGGGAGAGTTTTCTATGATAGATGACGAGAAGCGCGCGATCTTCCTGCGTGCCTGCGACGAGGTGGCCGAGGGCCGCTCGTTCTACATGCTGAGCGGGACCGGGGACTACCCGAGCCACCGTACCATGCACCGGTGGGCGCGCAGTGACGAGACGCTGCTGCTGGCGTACCAAGAGGCGCTGGAGGACCGCGCGGAGAAGCTGGCGCAGGAGATGCTGGACCTGTCCGACTATGTGGACGAGACGAGCTCGTCCGCGATTCAGGCTTGCCGTCTGAAAACCGACGTGCGTAAATGGTTGATCGAAAAACAGGCTCCCAAGCGCTACGGCAACAAGCAAGCCGTCGAGCTGAGCGGGGCCGTGAAGGTCGACCACGAGAGCGTGCTCGAGGCGGCCCGGAGACGACGTGAGTCTGGCAGCACAGAATAACTTCGAGGAGCGTCTAGCTTCCGACATCGCTGAGTTCTACGACGACCCCCTTGGGTACGTGCTGTATGCGTTCCCGTGGGGCGAGGGACAGCTGAGAGACAGCGATGGCCCGGACGTCTGGCAGCGGGAGCAGCTGCGCTACATCGGAGAGTGCATCAAGGCCGACCCGCTGGCGACGATCAGAGAAGCGATCGCGTCAGGCCACGGCATCGGGAAGAGCGCAGAGACCTCGTGGATCATCCTCTGGGCGATGAGCACTCGTCCGCATTTAGCAGGATGGGTGACCGCAAACACCAAGGCTCAGCTGCAGTCCAAGACGTGGCGAGAGTTGTCCCTGTGGCACAAGCGCGCGATCAACTCGCACTGGTTCGAATGGACGGCGACGAGGTTCTACCACACCGATCACAAGTCGACGTGGGGCATGGACGCGATCCCGTGGAGCGAGACGAACTCCGAGGCGTTCGCAGGTCTGCACGCTGACCACGTCCTGATGATCATGGACGAGGCGTCCGCCGTTGCGGATGTCATCTGGGAGGTCGCCGAGGGCGCGATGACGACGCCCCGGGCGATGTGGCTCTGCTTCGGAAACCCGACGAGGAACACCGGGAGGTTCCGGGAGTGCTTCGGCAAGTTCCGGCACCGGTGGCACGCGCGCCAGATCGACTCTCGCAAGTGCAAGATGACGAACAAGGCCCAGCTCGACGAGTGGCTGGCCGACTACGGGGATGACTCGGACTTCGCCCGGGTGCGGATCAAGGGGGAGTTCCCCCGCGCCGGCTCGATGCAGTTCATCCCGAGCGACCTTGTGGAGATGGCCCGGGCAGAGGACTTGCCGATCGAGGTGTACCGGTCGATGCCCGTGGTGCTCGGCGCCGACGTGGCACGCTTCGGCGACGACCAGTCGGTGATCCTTGTGAGGCAGGGCCGCAAGGTCCACATGCTGAAGAAGTACCGCGGGCTCGACACCCAGCAGACCGCGAGCCTGATCTCAGCGGAGATGGGCAAGTGGCGCCCGCACGCAGTCTTCGTTGACGAAGGCGGCCTCGGCGCCGGCGTCGTGGACAGGCTGGTCGCGCTGGGGCACCGCATCATCCCGGTGGACTTCGGCAAGAAAGCGACGGACAGCTCGGTCTACTACAACAAGAGGGCCGAGTGCTGGGGGCGGGTGAAGGAGTGGCTTCCCGGGGCGGACATTCCAGACGACGATCAGGAGCTCGCAGACGAGCTGACCTCGATCGAGTATTCGTACACCGTGAAGGAGCAGATCCAGCTGGAGAAGGTGCGAGACCTGAAGAAGCGTGGTCTGGCCTCTCCCGACAGCGCGACTGCACTGGCGATCACCTTCGCCGAACCGGTGTTTCTTTCGGAGCAGAGCAGCTTCGAACCTGACGAGGACTTCTTTGAATGAGCGACAAGAACCAGCCCCTGATCCTCGATCCGGACAGCGCCCGATTCGCTTTCGCGAACATGAGCCTTGCCCGGATCCTCGGGACCGCCGTGATGCGCGCCTACCCGCAGCGAAGGTGGGGCATCCACGCGGACTCGGAGAACGGGATCATCGACGTGATGTGCCCTGACGTGTCGAACCGCATGGGTTACTGCGTCCACCTCGAGCACAAGACCATCGAGCAGCTCGAGAGGGAGTGCATCCGCGCGGCAGGGGAGATCCTCGAGAGGTTCAGCCTTTCCCGCGAGAGGTGGTTCAACCGCGACACGGTCAAGATACTTCCGCGGGACTTCCGCGGCGATGCACTCGGGGGCACCTAACGGATGGCGGACATCAACAACGAGCACAACAACTCGGACGACTTCTCCGCCTACGACCGGCCGGCGGGGGAGGACGAGACCAAGACCCCAGACCAGATCGAAGAGGCCGAGCTGATCGCGGAGGCGCGCTACATCTACGAGGAGTCGACCGACTACCTCGACTCCAACATCCGCGGGCAGTGGGAGCGCGCTCTCGCGCACTTCCGCAACCAGCACGCGCCGGGCTCGAAGTACAACAAGTCGAACTACCGCCGATCGAAGCTGTTCCGGCCGAAGCCGCGCTCGTCCCTGCGTCACCTCGAAGCGGGGTGGGCGGTCGCCGGGTTCTCCACTCAGGAGCTGGTGTCCACTGAGGCGGTGGACCCGAGCGATCCTTTGGCGGTCGTGAACGCCCAGATCAACAAGAGCCTGATGCAGTACAGGCTCGAGAAGACCATCCCGTGGTTCCTCACCAGCACCGGTGCGTATCAGGACACGCACACCTACGGGGTGTGCATCTCGCACCAGTTCTGGGACATCGAGAGGGTCGTCGACTATAAGCCGGTCTTCAAGGACGACGGCGAGCCGGAGACGGACGAGGACGGGACCCCGCTGGGAGAGGAGAACATCACGGTCGTCAGGGACGCCCCGGAGATTGAGCTCCTCCCGCCGGAGAACATCCGCTTCAGCCCCTCCGCTGACTGGCGCACCCCGCTGAATGACAGCCCCTACGTCGTGCACCTCGTGCCGATGTACGTTGCCGATGTGAAGCGGCGGATGGAGCTGGGTGACTGGATCAAGCGCAGCGACGGGGAGATCACCTCCGCGCGCAAGCTGAGCGAGGACACGACCCGCCTCAAGCGCGAGGGCTCGCGAGAGGACCCTCTGGACGTCGACACCAAGGACTTCGAGGTCGTCTGGGTCCACAGGAACATCGTCCGCAAGGATGGGCAGGACGTCA